CGTATACTGCCATTAGCAGCAGACATAAGCATACTAATACCAGAAGCGGTTCGTCCCACTCCTTGGACACCAGTTTGACCATGAGCAAAGCTAGGAAAGCCTGTAGACTCATCAGCCAATACACGGGCTTTATCAAACATCTGCATATTTTCATTAGATACATTAGGAAATTTAGTTCCAAAAATTGCCTGACCAGGTGCACCCCCTTGGCGTCTAAAGACTTTTCCGGGGTACACACTTAAGTCTTGACCAGGTGTTAGATTAGTTTCATCTACTTCTATTAGCATATTACCAGATAATGCAGCATTGTCAACAGCCATTCTCATAAAGCCATTCATTAATGTCTGAGTATCATCCATGTTTTCAGCTATACCTACACCAAATAAACTGTAAGGATTTACTTCATATGGTACTGCATAATATGGTATTAAGTTAGGAGTAAACGGATTCATTACAAGTCTTAGTATTTGACCATTACAAGTCCATATGTTTACACTCACTTGATCTAGGTCTTTCATATCATCTGGTATATCTACATCATGTCCTTCTAAAACTTCAACATCTATATTACCCCAGAACTCAAGAACTTCATATCTTTGGGCTTTAGCTTCTTGGCTTTCATCTTCCATAGCCTGTTCCCACCATTCTTTGGTGTAATTTTCTCCCATAGAAATTGCCATATCAATACAGTTAGAACGAAAAAAAGGTCTACGTTTTAAAGCCCGTATTTGACTTCGAGACATTTTATGTCTTTCTACTACATACTCTGCTTCATCCATATTAGCTGCATCAGGATCTGGATAAAAATTCCATACAGATACACTTGAAGTTTGTGGTATAGTTTTAATTGTAGGTGAGTATACACCATCTTCATCCCAATTAGGATACTCTTTATCTATAGCAAATGGACCTTTCATAATACCAGTTCCAAATAATGCAGTTTCAAAAGCAGCTACTCGTAATTGTTTATTAGCATTAGACTCTTCTAATTGATCATGGATTTTCTTTTCCATTTTCTTAGAAGCTACTACTGCTGGGTGAAAAGTAATTTCTGTTGCAGTAGAACCAGTACCTTCTTTTAATCTATCTGCTACAGGTTCTAATTTACTTTGTAAACCAGCTAATCGTTCTTGAAGCTGTGGCATAGTTTCACCAGGAAGAAGTTTTTTATCTTCTGGAGAAATTTCCTGTGCCTTAACTAACTCAGGATTACTTTCAAAAAATACTGACTCAGCCACACCTTCTGGTAAAGTAGTAGGATCTACTGTAATAGGAAATTTATTATTACCAAACAATACTTCTACTATCTGACCATAAGCTGCTAGTACTTTAGTCTTAGTAACTTTAACAAATACTTGAGATTTTTCAGTGCCTGAGAATTGTACATCAGGTCCATAGATTCCACGGTAATTTCTATAGGCTTGTATCCAACGAGTTTCATCAATTTCTCTACCTGTAGAAGCTTTAGAATAACAACTTTTTACTAATTCTATAATTCTGCCAGCAGAAGGATCACTGTAGTCTTCTTTATCATTATCATCTAATGCAGAAGACTCAGAGGAGTCAAATAGCATTTCATTATCTAGTGTATCTTCTTCTTCCATATTTATTCCTTAATATCCAAAAGTTGGGTCACTCATTTGAAATCCATCTTTTTGTGCAAAAGGATCAAAATCAAATAAGCTACTTCTTGGTCTTGTCATAACACCGTATCTAAGTGCATCATATAAGTGATCTTCAGAATTAGTATCTACATCTTCAGGGTTATTTTTATCTAAAGGTAACGCTGGCATTTGTGCAACTGTATTAGTGCAGCTATTAAAAAATACAAGTCTAGGTTCTTCAGTGTACTCGTCTACTTGTAATCTTCTATGTAATTCGTTTTTACCTGCTACTCTAGATCCCTTACTACGGTCTGCTGGTCTCCATCTACAACCACGCATAATCATTTGTTCAGCTAATGATGGCCCTGTATCTCCACGTTTATGCCACAAAGAAGAGTCAAGAACTCCGTACCTAATGTTTTCACCTTCTTCTAATTCCATTATTCTATCTGCTAAGTCAGTAGCAATAACTTTAGTTACATACAGTTCTCTATATACAACTAGCTGTTCTGATGGTGATACAGCAATCCATACAACTCCTGTATGAGATCCATAACCATAGTCACAAGCACGAAACTTTACCCAATTACCAGGTATATTAAAAGGACTAACAACGTGTATGCTCCTATTCCATTCAGGAAATGCCGATCCTTCATTAACATCCCAATCACCTTGAAGCAGTTGCTTACGCTGGTGTTCAGGTAATGAAAGTAAGTTAGCTTCATATAATCCATCATCAGATAAATAAGGGTTATCAAATAACGTAGCAGGTATAAACCTTCTTTTAAATAAAGGTTCTCCTTCACGAGAGTGACCTTTAGGCCATTTTATTGTTTGACCTGTTTCTGCATCAGTAGCCCAAAAAGGTTTATTAATTGGAGAAGGATCAACAAAAAGTTTTTTTACCTTTAGGCCATTTTATTGTTTGACCTGTTTCTGCATCAGTAGCCCAAAAAGGTTTATTGATTGGAGAAGGATCAACAAAAAGTTTTTTTACCCAACTATGTCCTGGCCCTCCTGGGTTAGTAGTAGCTCTTTGGTATAATTTTAAATTACTATCACGAGTAGTTCTTAATCGTGACCTCATATAATTCCAAGGGTAAGGAGAAGGCCATTGTGTAAGTTCGTCAAAACCAATCCAAGAAAAAGCCTGTCCTTGATAACGTGTGACATCATCATCCCTATCTAGATAAGATAACCAAAGTGTTGCACCTGATGGTGCTACCCAAGTTTTATCTCTTTCCATAAACTTTATACCCGGTATTGCTTTTGGATATAATTGCTTAGATACAGAAATAAGTTCCCTTAGTTCTTCCGTTGTCCTACGTACTAACAAACCTCTAAATGCAGGATTGTTTAAATAACGTACTGGATCTGCAAGCATGGCAAAACTCTTACCACCACCTGCTGCACCTCCGTATAAAACCTCTTGTTCTGAAGCAGAGAGAAATTCTGTCTGTGGTCCAGGGTTTGGTTGAAAAATTACTTGTTCAGCTTTTTCTACTTCAAACTCTTCAGGTCTAGGCTGTGCTGATACTGTACTCGATTCTTGTATTACCGATACGTTCTTCTTCAAGCTTCCTTGCTTTTTCTGCCGCTTCTTTATACCGTTGGGCATAGTAGCGTTGAGTTGAAGCTTCTTTTTTTCTTTTTTGTTCAAGTTTAATTCTCTTCATTAAACCCACATGAGAGATATACCTTTGAGATTCTTCGCTTAACCAGTCAGCTACATTCCTAAGACTGTACTGTTTAAGGTATACTTTTGCTTGCTCTAGCAATTCTAACTCTTCTGGGATTGGAAGTATTATATCATCATCTTCTGGGTCTTGTCTATACCCAAAAGGAATTATTCTTCCTACTCTTACTACAGGTTTCCAAACAAGGCCATCTTCAGTTTCTTCTGGCATAGGTATCTTCCAAGTTTTAATCGTCTTCATCTTGTTTTGGTGGTAGAATAAATAATGGACTTTCTGTTTTTATTTCTACCTTATCTGTTTTTACAAAGCCAGCTCGATCTAATAGATCTTTAGCAGCTATTATTTTTTCCCTGTTTCCCAAACTTGTAGGGTTTGAAAGAACTTCTAACATAGAATAAGCAGCACGAGTTCCCGTAGCAGATAAAAACTTATACGTTAAATCTTTTACTTCTTCTTTTAAAGCATCCATAATAACAGTAGAAGACACACCATCTGCATACCCAGCTAATTTCTTAGCTGTTACAGGGTTGCCTTTTGCTTCATCAAAAAGAACATCTAGGAACTTTTGCTGCTTTTCTGTAAGTTGCCTACTCACTATCTACCACACTGACATTTATCACAACAGTTGCAAGGCATAGCGAGTATTGCACGTAGTATACGGTTTAGGTAGGCCATTAAGATGACCCACCCTTTTCTTTAAGAACGATACCAAAGATACCGCCTATAATTCCTGCCCATGTTAATATAGGCATACTAAACATAAACCCTAGTCCTACACCTGCAAGAGCAAGTGCTAGATAAGTTGTAGGCTCTTTAAGTCTTCCAGTAATCCAATCCATAGTTATTCCCCCTATTTAAATTCTATAGCGACACCGATTGACAGGTCACCTCTTTAAGTCTTCCAGTAATCCAATCCATAGTTATTTCCCCCTATTTAAATTCTATAGCGACACCGATTGACAGGTCACTATATTTAAAGTCTTTATCTAAAGATAGTTTAGAGTAAGCAGATAAACTATTACTTATAGTCATTGTACTCTTTACTGATGCACCAGAAACACTAAAAGAATCTCCGCTTGAATATCCCCAATCTAGTGCTGGTCTAATAGATAATCTGGAAAGGTTAGCCGTTACACCAACATCGCCTGACCATTTTTTAGTTTTAATACCATACTCTACAGACGCATCTGGTTTAAACATGGACATAATACCACTCTTTATAACTCCTTCAGCTTGTACTGAAGCTGCTGATAAAGCAACTATTGTACCTGCAAGAAATAATTTTCTCATATTGTTATCTCCCAAATCCTGTTAGTCTTCTAATTTCTCCACGAGATATTCCTAGATCTCGTAGCTCTCTTTCTGACATACTCATAAGTGTATAGTATGCAGATCTATTTACCATATAGTTATGGTATTTTTCTAAAAATTTTTTAATCATTTTATAACTCCTCTGTTAATGACTGAGAAGTTATACCACAACTAGTTATAACATAAAAGAGATAATAATGCAACCCCGTTATGCGTTTTTATTCTTTTGATTTAGTTTTAGTTAAAGCTGTAGCACCCATAAACCCAAGTACAACACCCATCTGTGCTACAAGAAAAGTGTTAAGAAACCCTGATGCAGACTCCATACGAGCTACATTAATGATAGGTGTAAGTAATAGTATTACAGTTACAATGGTTGTACCCATAGCTAACCAAGCCATAGTACGTTGTGTATCCATCATCTTGTCTTCGTTTTCTAGGCGTATCCATCTTTCGTGACGATCCATCTCGTCATCTGTTATAATGCCATCACCATCTGCATCTGCCATTGCATACTTGCTATCTGCTTGTAGTTTCTTTGACATTACGCTTCTTCTCCATAAGGATTAAATGCAAAACATTTAGCTTTTACATAGTGGCCTGTAGTCAGTAAGCCTTTTGCCATAGGTATTATTTGTTCTTCACACTGTATTTCTGACTGAAACAAATGATCTCTGCGTACCATTACATCACAGGAAGTAGCATCTGTAGGTATTGCACAGTAAAGTATAATGGCAAGGTACATTATTTTATTTTTACTACCATATTTCTAGTATTTTTACTTATTGAATCTGGGTTTTCAGGCAACCCTACAAGATACCTATCATGTTTACTCATTTTTAAATACTCAGCTAAAGTAAATTGAGGGTATGTTACAAATGTTCCTGCACTAGTTTTTTTAGTTCCTTTTTTTATTTTAACTGGATTATCTGCATTTTTATTAAAATATAATAATTTTTCTTTAAGCGACATCTTGGATACGCTTTTAGGTACTTTCATATTAATACTTCTACCTTCAGGTATTTTTCTTTTCTTTTTAGGTACAGTCATATTAATACTTCTACCTTCAGGTATTTTTCTTTTTCTAACTTGAGTTTTCTTTTGTTTATCTGATAAAGAAGCTTTAGTATTTTTAGGAATACCCTTAACTCTTTTTTTAATATCAGCTCTAGACTCTCCAGGTTTTACAGTAACTATTGTAACAGAAACAGATTTCTTTTTAGGTACAGTCATATTAATACTTCTACCTTCAGGTATTTTACTTTGTATTTTTTTAGCTACAGTATCAATTTCTTTAACACTTTTTATTTTTCTACCCTTAGGTATTTTTGATTTTTTAACATTAGTTAAATATCTTCTTCTTAACACCTCTAATTTTTTATAGTCTTCTGCTTCTGCTTTTTCTCTAGCAGATCTCATATCTACTTTTATATTTTTAGGGGTAGGTTTTTTACCCTTTCTAGCTAAATAGTTTTTTCTTAACTCTATTAATTTTTCAAGATCATCAGCTTCTTTTTTTTCACGCCCTGTAAGTTTCATCTATTTACCTTTCTTACTTTTCTTTTTAGTAGTCCAAGCTTCATTTACTTCTGTAGTAGGATCATCTTTTATATAATGACCTTTGCTATTTCTAGCCCTTACTAATTTTGTTTCTTCTACCACAGGCGAAAAACAAATAGTTTCTACCTCTTCTTCTTTGTACCATACTTGTCCGTAAGCATCCATACCTGCAATAGGTTGACCATTAGGTCCAGTAACTGTATTATCATCTAATACTATATACCCGTGTTCTTCTAAACTGTATTATCATCTAATACTATATACCCGTGTTCTTCTAGTTTACTTTTATTTTCTGTAAATATACTCATCCTTTTTTCCATTTCTTTGAAGGAGACTTAGTTTTACTAGAACTCCACTTTACTTTATCTGCCCAGTAAGCTGCAGACAT